GACTTGGGAACAAGGGAAGAGCAATACAAAGAAAACCCGCCTAAGAAAAGAACATTAATTCATGTGACATGGGAAACACAGGAAGAGCTAATGGAAGATGGTAGACCATTTGCAACTGGTCGCTCTTACACCGCATCTCTTAATGAGAACGCTACATTCTATAAAGACTTAGTAACTTGGCGTGGCAAACCTTTCAGTGAAGAAGAATTAAAAGGATTTGATGTCAGTAAAATGCTTGGGGTACCAGCCAACATTCATATTGAACATAATGACGATGGCAAACCTCGTATAAAAAATATATTCAAACCAGATAACTTCAAAAGAATGGAAACAATTAATGGAGCGTTTGTTTTTGATTTGGATATATATTGCAATGAGTTTAACGGCAATAGCAGTGATGAAACAAAAGCCATGTGCGATATTTTTGCCGAATTACCAGAATGGCAAAGAAACCTGATCGAAGACAGTTATGAATATTTAGCTGCTAATGATGGCACAACACCAGTTGAAGAAGATGTTGTTGATCCAGACTTTGATGATGATATTCCATTTTAATTACGGAGCAGTGGGTTTTAATCATCACCACCTTTTCCCACTGCTCTTGCCATGAGAAAACCAATGAAAAATGGTCTGGAAGAGTTAGATAATATGAGCAAAGAAGATAGAAAAAAAACACTCAAAGATGTGATGCAGTCGGTTAAAGAAGACTTAATTAATGCACCACCACACTATCGTCAAGCGCCAATGGAATCAATAGAATACATTAAGCAACAACTGGGTGACGACTATCATGCTTATTTGCTCGGCACAGTTTACAAATATTTACATCGCCACAAGTATAAAATTAACAAAGTAACAGGCAAGCCAGACCGATACAACGACCTCAAAAAAACTCAGTGGTATTTAAATCGTCTGTTGGAAGTGGTTGGTGAAGAAGAGACTGGCATTTATTGTGATGAGCCATTCTAATGTCAACAGGAGAAGAAAATGGAATTTAAAGAAGGCGTTTATGAGGGACTACCCTTTGAAGAATATAACGAGATAGAAGCATTAAGAGCATCAGACCTAAAAGATGTTGATAGGTGTGCTTATTCATGGAAGAACAAAAAAGGATTTAAGCAGTCACCAGCTCTACTTGAAGGTCGAGTGCAACACACTTGTTTTCTGGAGCATGAGAACTTCGATCAAGAGTTTATTATTGAACCACAAATTAATAAAAGAACCAAAGCTGGCAAAGAAGAATACGCAGAGTTTTTAGAAGAAGTCGGCAACTTAACCCCAATTACCAGCAAGATGTATGAAGATTGCATGGAGAGAAGGGAGACACTTAAAGACTTTATTCCTGACGAGAATGACAAAGTGGAGCTCACCCTATGCTATATGTATCATGGTCATCCATTCAAATCCAGACTGGATTGGCACGATGGAGAATATGTCTGGGATTTAAAAACGTGTCGTGATGCTTCACCAAGAGGCTTTAGAAGCGCTGTTAATATGTTTAGGTATCATATGCAAGCATCTCTTTATGTTGATGCCTGTAGAGCGCTTGGAATGACAGCCAAAGGATTTTTCTTCTTGGCTCAAGAAAAGCTACACCCTTATCCTCATGGCGTTTACACCTTATCAGCAGAAGCGCTGAAGTATGGACAAGCCAAGAACGAACAAGCGCTACATACTTTATTGGTTGCTCAAGAGAATGATACTTACAACCCTTATAATGTTAAAGGAATACAAACCATTGAGTTAGGCGACTTATGGTGAAGCATTTTCATAAAGGTAATCTACCCTAGATCTATCATAAAGCCAGAACACCAATAAATATCTGTCACCGCTATCAACTGCCAGCCCACGATGTAGGTTTGTGAAGCTGGGAAAGATCAAAGCGTGTCCTGTGGGTATCGGATTAACGACACCATAATTATGAAACTCGGTGCCACCACCTTTGTATTTGCCAGTGTTGAGTGGCACCACAACTGTCATATCTGCACTTTCATCGTGATGCCAAGCGCCCTGTTTTTTGTCAACCAGATTGTAGTTGGCAATTTGCACACTAGAAACCGAAGAGCATTGTCGTTGCCACAAAGCCATAAAGATTGGATTGAGCACAGTTTGCACCACAAACCACATATTCCTGTAGATCTCTGGGCAGGTTTCTTTTAATACTATCTCTGGTATTTGTCTGAGCTCATCTTCGTGCTCATTGGGCTCAAATGAAAAATGTTTATTCATATAACCAATCTCGTTCAACATCATTTTGCAAAACTTTCTTCTGAACAACGGAATACGATAAATGTCTGGGTGTATTTTTTTGATGTGTTTATGCACTGGAGTTTTTTCCATTTTGTGCAAGCCCTTCGTGGCTGTAAACTTAGTGATTAAGGGCACAGTCTCTTGGACCGCTTTGTAAGTGCTATGGGTAATACCCCAATGCGATTGCATGGATAGCAAATAGTTTTTTAAACGATAATCTGTCACACGATAAATATACCATGTGACAGATCAGATTGTTAGGACTTAACTAGCGTTGATATGACCAGCCAGCTTTGCATCATCAGCATAACCAGCCAAAGTTTTTGATGGCTCAAAGAATATGTCTCGTTCAATGGTCAATCCCATCGGCAAAGTTATTGATTCAAGCTCATGTAGACTGACAGATCCAAGCTCTGGGAAACCCATGCCAAGATCACACAAGCCAAACATTGTGTCTTCATCATCATCAATTTCTGATATCAACCAAGTCGCTGCACCCACTGGGCTAAACAACTTTAAGTACGGCATATCAACATTTGCATCGCCAATATTTTTTGATAGTTTTAAGGCTATTTCTTTAGTTATTAGTTTCATCATTCACTCCCATTTTTTCATTATTAAAACTGTCAAGCCAATCGAGAGTTTTTACAACCTCATTTAGCAACCCCTTGTTCTCTGCATAACCGCCTAAGTGTGCTACTGCTTTCACGACATTTGGATTTTTGTTTGGCTCATGGATCTTTATAGAAACCAGATTATCTTCTTTATTGATTGTTACTGTCGGTTTGTTCATCACTCACCCCCTTCGTTATATAATGGATCTAGTTTTTTAATGTGCTCTGGCACTTCTGGTGGTTCTGGATCTCCAGCCCAGCCTTCTGGCTCCCAGACAGCCTCTTCCCAATTAGTCGGCATAATAAGATCAATAACATTTCTTGTGTCTCTCCCCTCATGCACCGCTTCATCCAAGAGCTCACCAATCAAATCAAAAGGAATAGTGGTTTCAATCACAGCCAGACCGCCATACCAAGTAGTTGATTCTATTTCCTTCATGTGGTTCCACACCTCATTAGGATCAGAAGAGGCTCGCCCAGCCCAATCACCAGTTTCCGTATTAATAATTAAATAAACATTCATTTCATTCATCACTCACTCCTTGCACCTTTGGTGCATTATTAATAATTTTTCCAAAAATTAGGTCTCATTTTCACTTTTACTTTCTCTACATAAGAACCATTTGCAGTTTCAGTCACTGTTTGGTTATAATCCTCAGTATCCTGTCGGTCAACGAGTATCACATTACAAGATGCACACTTATACCACTCTCCCATAGCCGGATAGACATACCCATCTTTATATTTTTCAGTGTATGGTGGTCGTTCAATTCCCCAACCCAACTGCCAATTAGAGCCATCGCCAACAGGCTCATTTTCTTGGTAGAAGTTTTGGTATGGCTTGATCCCACCAATACCTTTGGTAAGCAGTTCCCCGCCTCGTTCTACGATACACTTGTCGCATATGTCAAATGCTGATGTACCCTCACTTCCAATGTGTATCCACTTATCAACAGCATCACCCCAGTTTTCGTATCTATCTCCATATCTAGCCATCACTCACCCCCAATGTTTATTAAGTTTGGATCGCTAAAGTCTGGAGCCTCGCCATTATAGGTTGCAATTCTTGTTATAAAACCTTTGGTCTTGCAAACTTTTTCAGCCTCATTTATTTCTTTAACATCAAAAGATGTTAGAGCTATGTTCTCCATGTAATCAGCATCACCATTTTTTCTAATGTATAAAATATATTCCATCACCCACCCCCTTTGTTATTTGAGATTCTTCTTATTTCCTTGAAGAAATTTCCTAAGATTTCATTTCTGACATCTTTGTTTTCTCGACAAGCCTTATACCAATCATTCACGCTTATGTCATACATTTCACTTAATGTTTTTATATAGTGGTCAAAACCAACTGTGTGCCATGCAATCACAACATGCTTTTTTGAGTAATTATCTGTAGTTAAAATGTTGCTATAGTCAGTCATCTTTTTTCTCCTGTTTTTTCAAAAAAATCTTTTGGCAATGTTTCGAGCTTCTTTATTACAGCATCCATTGCATTTTTAATTTCATGTTCTGTCCAAACTTTCTTAGGAACTTTTTTTGGGTTGCCATGTCTTTCTACGATTAATTTGACAGCACCCATCGCAGCTTCAATTTCTTTTCTAGTAAATTTACTCATCCGATCACCCCCAGAGTTATAAGAGCAAACCAAACGATTCCGATTGGAGCTCCAACGAAAATGTTAAAGTTAA